GGGGATCTGATGTCTAATTTAAAACTGCAGAAACTCGTCTATTATGCACAAGGTTTTCATCTGGCAATGGAGAACTCGCCATTATTCAATGAGCCTATAGAGGCTTGGGAGCACGGCCCTGTATGCGTTCCGCTCTATCACAAATATAAGTCGTGCGGTTCTGATGCAATTCCGATACCTTGCGATACAGACGCACCTTGCGTTTTTAATAACGGAACTAACGAAGTTTTAGATTTGGTGTACATGAATTACGGACAGTTTTCTGCATGGAAACTCCGAGATCTCACACATGAGGATGTTCCTTGGGTAAAGGCTTACGCAAGAAATCCTTCTGAGATCACTTGCGATGAGATGAAAACTTACTTCAAAACTCAGCTCATCGACTATGATAGTGACACGGACTACTTGAACTCAATTCCAGGAATGATGGAATCCATTACAGAATCTATTAATTCGCCTCCGTCAGAGTGGGAACGGGTTCCAGAGGAGCTGTTTCATGTATGAGGTATTTTGGACGAAACAAGCTAAAAAAGACCACTGTCGTATATCTCGTAGCAATGTGTGTGCTAAGAGATTAATAGAAATTCTTAACGTGGTTCGCAAAAATCCGTTTGAAGAAACGCCAGGCCATGATTTTGAGAAATTGAAAAACTACAAGCCTTCCACTTATACCCGCAGGTTGGATTATACTAACCGTTTCGTCTACACAATCATAGATAACCTAGAAGAAGTGAAAAATCTTTGCGGTGCATCGTATGATGGCGTTGTTGTCATACATAGAATGTGGGGGCACTTCCCGCCGTTGCGCAAGAGGGGTTGATATGCAATACCCCTCCGCCTGAAACTCAAATATATCCGCGTCACCCCGGATACCGCCGTCGCCCTCAGATGCGCCCGACGGCCCGGCCCCGACCTTCTCGAACGGCTCCGAAGCGCGGTTTTTCGAGGATTCGGGGCGTATTCGGGCGAGGATCAGGGCGAGTTCAACGGTGTAAGCAATTTGTCAAGCCATAAACCGAAAAAAAATAAAAAAAACCTGCGCTTCCGTTTCGCTGAATATTATATTGTCTGTATCGCGCAAACCGCGCGACGTTGAGTACCGTTACAGCGCGGGGAGGCCGTCGAATGGCGGCCTCTCTTTTTATTGCAGTGATGTCTTAACCAAAGCCATAGTATTGTAACGCGCTTGCACCGTATTAATCGTCAGGGTCAAGCCGTTCGCGAACCGTCACCATGTGCTTAAAGATCATCCGTTTTTTATACTTCCTTACACATTTGCCGCCGCGAAAGTTAAATATTTCGGAGACTCCGTCCTCGCGAAGCCTCCGATCAACCAAGTGCCGTCCTAGCCCATCAGCGCCTTCTTGAACCCTGGGTAGGCGGCTTCCAAATGCCCCGCGATCACTCCGAAGGCCGTATTCAGGTCGCAATCCTCGTCCTTTGTCATCAGGTTATGATGCTTCAGCGTAAACCGCATCTTCACGAGCAAAAACATCGCCCTGCACAAATCTTCCATATCCGGCTCGAAAACCGAGCGGAAATCGTTGTCCAAAGCCTCGTCCAACACCTCGTCGATGTCGTCCTTCCTACTGCCGTCTTCCTTTTTCATACCAATCTCCTTGTTTTTGTGAATCTGTTTAAATTTAATAGTATTTGCTGCCCGCCGTGTTCAACATAATCCGGGTCTTTATACCTTTCCCAACACACCTCGATAATGTCGCAGATGCGGTCGCAATAGTCTGCGCATAATGATTGCGAAAACGTGATTGCGGCAAGGACGGTCGTTGCGCCGTCCTCCCCGTGATGAACCTGCGACGCCAACTCTGCGACCTCGCGCCGTTTCGTGCCGCCGTTTGCCAAATCCGCCCCCCAATTCGGGGTCTGTCATTACTACGCACCGATCACCCATCCACTGCCTCCTTTAAAAAGTTATTTGTTTTAGTTTTGTACCGCTCACAACGACAATATATTCAAGTCACCCCGGATACTCAACGTTGCTGTTTTCACTGCATTGTGAGGATTTTCCGCGGCCTAAACTATTCCAATCGCCCTGACAACGGCAATATAACAGAGTCACCCCGGATACGCGCCTCGCCTCCGGTTTGATTCACGCCGCCTGTCTAGGTATATTAGTATTAGAGCCTTTTCAGTCCGTAAATCAACCATAAGGAGGTACTATGGGCGTCAAAACGACGTGTTTAGAGAACCAGTTGGCCAAAAATCGGATGTCCAAGAAGCGGATAGCCGAGCGCACCACCGTCCCTATCGTCCTCGGCACGTCCAAAATCGCGATGCCGCCCGAAGTGGCCGCCGACCCGATAGCCAAGGAGAAGTGGGAAGTCCTCGCCAAGGTCTACAAGGGGACGGACTACATAACCTCGGCTGACGGCGAGATCATAGCCCAGCTATGCTTCTTGTACTCGGACGTGGCAGACCTGAGACGGATCTTGGCCGAAGACCCGAACGCGGACAGGCTCGTAGTCCACAGCAAGATAGACTCCAAGGTGCGTCTGATAGCCACCTTGGGCGAAAAGTTGTTCCTGAATCCGTTGGTACGGAAACGCGGACTGCCTCCGGCTCCCAAGGCCGTCGAGCAGGGCGAGCTTGAAAAATCAGGATTCGACATCTAATCTATATAATAAGGTATAGCGACATGGGCCTCCTAGAAGAGATAACAAAATACTCGCAAGACATCGTAGACGGCAAGATCGTCGCCTGCAAGAAGCACCGATGGGCTTGTCTGCGGTTCTTGAACGACCTGAAGCGGACGGACTGGGAGTGGGTGTTCGTGGAAGAACAGGCCGAGAGGTACATCCGCTGGATGAGGCTGTTTCGGCATCGCAGGGGCGAGCTTGCAGGTCAGCGGAAAGAGCCGTGCGATTACGAGAAGTTCGTCTACGGCAACATCTACGGCTGGCGGTCGAAGGATACGACTACGAGACGGTTCAGGGTCAGCTACGAGCAGCTGGCGCGTAAGCAAGCCAAGTCTCAAGACAAGGCTATTCAGGCGTTATACGAGATTTCAGCGTTCGGCGAACCTGCGGCTGAGGCGTACATAGCGGCCACCAAAAAAGCCCAATGCGCCTACGTGTATTCGGAAGCGGAATGGCTGTTCAACAACTCTTTCGACCCGTCCATGAAGAACAAGTTCGTCTGCAAACATGACGACGAAAAACAGCAGAAGACAATTAAGCATATCAAGTCAGGGTCTACTTTTTCACGGTTATCAAAGGACGATAAGAAGACGGGGGACGGCTCCAACCCTCACTTCGTCGTTTTGGACGAATATCATCTGCATGAAACGACGGAATACTACGACGTCTTGCAGTCGGGCTTCGGCTCCCGTAAGAACCCGCTATTGTCTATTATAACTACGGCGGGATTCGACCTGAATAATCCCTGCTACCGCGTCGAATACGATCTTGTCAGCCGTATACTGAATCCCAACGACCCTACGACGGACGACCGCTACTTCGCCATCGTCTGCGAGTTAGACAGAAACGACGGCAACGAGGTTGCGGTAGCGGACGGACGGGTGATAGAACCCGGCGGCCTTATGGATAAATTAGGGTCGGACGAAAGCATCCTGAAGACGAACCCTGTGACGGGCGGCTGCAAGGCCGTCCGAGACGATATTCTGTATAGAACGGGACAGGCGGAGCAAAGCGAAGAGAAATATAGAAGCCTGCTGACAAAGACCTACAACGTGTGGATTCAGAGCCGCCCGTCAGGGTACATGGACATGACCCGATGGGACGCTGTGAAAGTATCTTCTGAGACCTTGCAAGAGTTGATTAAGGATAAAGCCAAAGGGCGGTGTTACGTGGGCTTCGACTTGTCCGCTAAAATAGACTTAACAGCCGTCTCTTTCGTCTTCCCGTGGATAGAAGAGGGAAGCAAGGCTACACATTATGTAGTCTTAACAAAGGCTTATTTGCCGCGTTCAATGTTCGCCGAGAAGATACACGTGGATAGAGTTCCGTGTGACGTTTGGGAGAAGCACGGACACTTGGCCGTAACGGACGGGGCTGTGATAGACTATAACTTCGTGCTGAAAGACATCTCCGACACCATAATTGCAAACGGCTGGGACATCATAGAATACTGCCTTGATCCGTGGGGAGCTTCTTCTATCGCTACGGAACTGCAAAACGAGGGCAAGACGGTGGTGGAGATCAGGCAGGGGCTGAAAACGCTGGGAGAGCCGACAAAGGGATTCCGTGAAGCCGTATATGCCGAGCGGCTGTTCCATGACGGAAACCCGCTTCTGTCTTGGGCGGTCGGCAACTGCGTTACGCGGGGGGATCATAACGACAATATTATGCTGGACAAACAGAAAGCGAGACAGCGCATAGACCCTGTAGCCGCTTCTATTACCGCCTTTACGCGGGCTATGACTTTTAATCCTAATACGGGTAAAAAGGAAACGGTTAATTGGGGAGTCACATTTATCTGACGGAGGAGTTATCTTGAATAAGCCGAAGAAGAAGCCGAACTACAACAAGCGGTTGAAGGATTATATGGACTCCCTCGGCTACGTGACGGAGACGGTTGAACGCTACAACGCCTTTTCGGGACGGAAGAACGATCTTAGCGGGTTTATAGACGCCATCTGCTTAAATCCCGATGCCGATAAGAATAAGGTCATCTGCGCACAGGTCACGAGTCGATCAAATCTTTCGGCAAGGTTCAACAAAATTACAAAAGGTATAATAAAGAACGCCGAGACGCATGAAGACGAATACAACCCGATCCCCGCCAAAGCGAAGATATGGCTGCGTTCAGGGGCGGGAATTTGGATAGTCGGATTCGACTCCGCGTCAAAGACGGGAAAAGTACGGGAAGTCTTCTTAGACGGCGACGGCGGCTTCGCGTTTAAGGACTCCGCCGTCGCCGACTAAAACCTAACATCGCACTGATTTCCGCTTCAGCCGTAACTCTCCTAAATGGCAGTCGTTGCACAAGCTCTCCAAATACCGATGATCGAACGGACTCTTGCCGTCCCGTAACAACTCCTCTACGGGCGGGTTGTGGTGCACCATTTGAGCGGCTGCTACACGTCCGTTTGCCTTGCACCGTCTGCAAAGCGGCTCAAGCTGACGGTGTTTCAGGGATGTCTCCGTCCAACGCTTGGAGGAATAAAACGCCCGTTGTTCAGGCGTCTTTTTTCTCTCCAACGCTGAAAAGTTTTCCCTTACGACGGCTTTAGCGACGTGCGTATGTACGGGACAATACCCCGTGCCGTCTTGGGGGACGAGGTTGGAACAGCCCTGCTTTCGGCACGGGATTAAGGGTCGGTTAGGCAATTAGAGCGGGCGTTATCGTGACGTACATTTGACAGTTGGCGTCAAGCTGCATAGAAGCGTTGGTGTTTACAAATCCTATCATAGCGCAGCACGTTGTTACCGCGCTAACTGCCGGGAGCGGATAAATAACGGAATTAACGCTAAACGACATTTGGTCTATCGCTCCGTTTGTCAGTTGCGCCCACGTCGGGTTGGCGGCTGTGTACATAGTATTCCGTAGGACGATAAAAGCGCTGTCATAAGTTCCTGTCGGATAAACGCCGCCGGTATGAATAAGAGACCGATATTCTGGACGCAGCTGAATCATTGACGCTGCAAGAATAAATGGACGATTAGCGTATTGCGTTCCAGCTTGGAGATCCGTCACTTTACCGCCGAACGAAAAAACTCTGCGCACCGTACTATTGATGAGGGAGATGTTTTCCTCCATTCTATTGAGGTCTCCCGCCATTATCCCGTCCCCAGGCATCCAATTAGTATTAGGAGTCTGCCAAGCCATATTATTCCTCCTTGCCTTTATTGTTATGGTTATTGTTTAGGTTTTCCGTCATCTCCATGCGGATTTTTATCTCGGCGAGGGTGACGTTGATCTTGTGCATATTGTCGTCTATTTTGCCGAGACGGTCGTACAGCCTGTTATCCGTTACCTTGTGCGTTTCTAAGTGTTCCGTGAAGTCCTCCCGCAAGTCTTTTATCGTCGCGTCGAATCGGGCGGTTATGCCGTTGATTTGCTGATCGCGTTCGTCTTTGCGGTGACGGGTGCGCTCCATTTCGGCATCTTCCTTTTCCTTAGCAAGAGCCTTCGATTCCCGCGAGAGCTTCATTATCCACAGCCCGAGAAGGATGAATACGCCTATAAGCGCGATTCCGTACAGCTGGAACTCGCTATGGATATTTTTGACTATGTCTGCAACAGAAGTGTAGGCTTCCGGCGGCATATTATTTCCTCCGTTATATCCGTGAGCGTTTAATTCGCATTAGCCGTTTAATTCGCATTAGCTGTTTAATTCGTAAAAGTTTAGGCATCCGCTTCATGTAGCGACCAGCGTCCATGCTCCCGGAACCTCCGACCGATACCACATCCGACCGCCGCCGGCCCCCTCTATGAATATCTGCGGTGTTTTTGCGTTGTTGAAATTGTCGTATCGAGACAGAACCATCATCGAGCCGTTCAAAGTCCCTCCGGTCGGGGTATTGTACCGCCACTGCCCTCCGTAGGTGCCGCCGTTGCCGTCGCCGCCGCTTTTATAGGCGTCGCAGTCGTTGCTTTGGCCGACGTACCTCCCGACCGGGGGGATGACGGCGGTCATAGACTGAGAACTCAGGGCGGTTATGCGCCCTGCGGAGTCGACGGTGATTCGCGGGACGCTGAAAGTGTCGTCGTTCTCTAAGTAGCCGCTGGAGACCCCGCTCCCGTAGGAGCCTGACGATACGGCGGACGACCCGCCCGCTATCGCCGGATTCAGCAGACGCCAGTATGTGCCGTCGAATTGAAACAAGTGCGTCGCGGCGGCCGACAGCATACCCGTCGTAGGAGCGGAGCCGCCGTATCTTATAGACGCCGCCCCTGTAGAGTTGACGTTCAACGTAGGCGCGGAGGCTGTGTTCGCGTAGGTGAACGAAATGCCGACGATAGCCCCCGTGCGTCTGACGAAGCCCGCGATAGCGGAAGTCTTAGCGGCAACGTTCGCGGCGTCGCCGCACGTTCCGTTAGCCGAGACAAAGCCTCCGCCGCTTCCTGCGGCGGCTATCAGATTCCTCAACTCGGCGTCGTCGTAGTTGCGGACGAAACGATATGCGCCGTTGTCGCCCCTTATGACAAGGGCTCCCGTATCGGAGGCGTACCCGAACTGCCGGGGCATGAGCCGCTCTCCGACGAAATTCGCCTCCAAGTCGACGTCTCTCAAAACCTTCGCGTACTGCGTTTCCATTTTACGCTTCCCTTTCCCTTTCGTCTATAAGGTTGCTTGCGTTCGCTTCGTTTATTATGTACTGCGGACTGTTCGTCCGTTCGTCTATTATTATGTCAAGTTCCGCGTCCTTCACCCTCCGGCACGTCACAGACTGCCTTAAACCGCCGTCGAATTCCGTCTCTATCCTCGTAACCGAATAATACCCCCGCCGATCGATGCCGTGCTTTTGATATTCAGGCACCAGCAGAATATCGCCGACCCGCCGCGTAACGTCGCCGAAAGCTGAAATCTCAGCCGCATAAGGCGTCTTGCTGAAGGCCGTCAGCACCCTCGTCGCGACGTCTTCCGCCTGAGCTAGGGTCTGAATCAGGTTATTGTTCTTATACTCGTGCGTTATTTTTCCGAACTCCAAAATGGACTCTTCGGACTGTACCGTGAACGTCTTCGGCGGCCCTGCGGCGTTCTCACCGTCCTTAACCTCTACAGGCTTCCCTGATTCCGCGTCGATCCGATATTCCGTATAGCCTACCGTAACGACGTTCACTACGTCGCTCCGTTTCGCCGACGTGTTTTTGTCGATGTAGTCATCCTGCGTGAACGTCTCCGCGTCAGCTTCAACCCCCTCTTCGGAGATGAATTGTTCCAGCGGCCTGATGCGCAGTATATCCGCGCACTTCGGATTCCCTCTTTCTTTCGCGCCGTAAATCTCCGCCGCCGTCGGCGTGTCCATGTAGGCGAAAGCGCAGGCGGCTTGGGCTATGGTGCGGACGACGTCGAAATATGACTGCGATTTAAAGAACGCTGTCGGAATTATGACGTCTTTCAAACCGTCGTCCAACTGAAATTCAAGGTCGCTCATGTAAGAGTTTCTCAAGTCCGTCAGAACGTCGTCCGCTACTCTATATAGACTCTGATTTACCCAGTACGTCAATTCGGCGTCCGCGTTCGAGTTGTGTATGCCGCCTAAGCCGTTATATTGAACGTTTTGAAGAAGACCGAGCCTGTCCAACCCCGTCGTAGAAGCCGTAGTCCCGGAATCCGCGACGCTCCAATCGGAAGACCAATAGACGCCTTTCGGCAACATCTTGGAGCCGAAGCCGAAAAACGGTTCCAAGCGTCTGTTCGGCCTCGCGGAGTTCGACAGGATGGACGCCTTGTTGCCGAAAAAATACTTGTCGTCGATGTTCTGCAGCGTCACGGTCAATTCGTTAGACGAAATATTTCCGACAGGCAGCGTCCCCAGCGAGCCGTCCGTTTCCTCTATCACCGCCAGCGACACGACGTCGCCGGTCTCGTACCTGTCGACGAATCGGGCAAGGAATGCGGAGATCTTCACGAACGCCCCTCTGTGCGACCATTTTAGAATCCTCAGTTCTATCCGGCCGACGTCCTTGAGCGCGCCGACCGACAGCCTCCCTGCGAAAGCCGCGTCCGTGTTGCCGCGCACCGATTCCGTATGCGTTTGTCCGTTATGCGTCAGAAGCAGATCGAAGTCGACAGGATATTCTTCAAGCAGAAAACCTCTTATCTCGTAATCGGAAAAAGGTATCGGGTATAAATTTATTATGAGCGACGGCGGAGCGCTGAAGTTGCCGTCAGCGCCGCTTATGGACGTTCCGGCCCCCCACCAGCCTACGAGAAACTCCCCTGTGTACGGGACGTCGGGCATCGCGTAACAACCGCCGACGCGGGCGCGTCTTGCGGACGGGTCGGTCGTCTCGCAATACGCCCACGCCCTCTCATAACCCAGCCCTTTGTTTACCTGCTCCGTTATCGACGCTCTGTTGGCCGCCGCGCCCGTCGAGACGTCGGCGTTCTCGGCGGAGACGTCCGCCCAACCGACGTCCAGCATCGCAATCGGCCTCCTGACGGTCTGCTTGGAGGCCGCTTTCAATTCCCGTCTGAGCCTCTCGTCCGCGTCCTGCATGTCTTGAAAGCTCATGTTACACCTCTACGAACTCGACGGCGACGCCGTTCCAAAGACCTTTCGCCCCGCGCTTACGGGAAAAAGGCCGCATCAACACGCTGTACCGTTTGACGTTGTCGACGCCGTTCTTGTTTCTTCGGACGACTTCCAACGTCAACACTTCGCCTTGACGTTGGGCGAACAGCGACTCGATCAGTTCCAACGCCTCCGTATCGATCGTGTCGTAGACCAAAGAGAACGTCTTCTTTTCCGCGATTATGTCCCTGCGGAGCTTCCCGGACGCCGCACGGTCTTCCCTCGTTATGAGTTCGGAAGATTCGGTAAAAGCGCGTCCGAACGGGGACAAATCGTACCGAGTTCCGCCGCTTGTTATCACGGTGATTCTGTTAAATTCAGGCATAAGCTACCCCCGTTCTGCGGTCTTCCGACATTATCACCTCCCGTATCTTCCGGCCCAGCTTCTTTATCCCGATTTCGTCCGCTATCATCGTACCCACGTGAACGTCGATTTGGTAATTTCTCGTCTCTCCGCCGCCTCTGCCGTCGAGCTTGTCCGCTAACATCTCTACGCCCTTGTCAAGCGGCATTATAAGCTCGTCTTGGTTACGCTCGCCGACCTGCGCGTTGACTCCGGCGGGGCTTCCTTTTACGAGACCGCCGGCGGCGAAAGGTTCAGGCTGGGACGCCACCAAAGCGAGCTGCGTCGCGCCCATCGCCGTGACCACGCCCGCCATGATGCCGCCGACCACGATGCCGAAATCCTTGATCGCCCGCATAACCCCGGAAGCGGTATCGCTGACGATGCTGATGATAGACAGCGCTTTCTGCACTTTCGCCTGCTTCTTCTGCAACGCCAGCTTCTTGGCCGCCGTTTCTTCGTCCAACGCCTCCAGCTGCGCGTTTTTCTGATCTTCGGTAATGAGCTGGTTTTTAGCGGCGGCCTCTATCCTCGCCTTTTCTTCTTTGTAATGTCTGTCCAACGTCATTTCGCGGTTGCGGTACGCCTGAGCGTAGATGGCGTTTATTTTGTTCGAGAGGGACGACACGACGGAGGTTATCGTGTCCGCCCATCTTTGAGTTATACCGACGCGGCGCGACGTCTCTTCCGCTATCTTAGCCGTCAGATCCTTCTGAATCCGCAGTTCCGTCTCCGCCGAAGCCTGCGTTATCTTCTGCCACTCCAAGGCGTAGGTTTCACGGATGGGAGCGACGTCGGCCCCCTCCTTTTCGGCGGCTTTGACCGCCGCTTCGTATTCCAAGTCGAGCAGCTTCGTCTGCTGGGTCAGCATCTTCCTGGCGATGTCCGTCCTCCGGTCGGCGTATTTCTCATGGACGGCTATTTGAGACATCGTCGAGTTCTTGGACGCATCGACATCGGACGCATACTGAGCTTCGACAACCGTCTGTTCGATTCCGAGCATCTCAAGCCGCTTGCCGACGTACTTGGAGTAGTTCTGCTCGTTCGTCTCGGCGATCTTCTTCTGCTGTTCCGCCGCTTTGTCGGCGGCTTCTTTCGCTATCCTGACGCTTTCGGCGTCGTAGTATTGTCTGATTTTGGCTATATCTTCCGCAGACGCTTTCAACTTAACGGCTTTCTGAACTTCAAGTTCTTCTTCGCGACGGTTAAGCCATTCAGCGTCCTTTCCCATCCGCAAGTATTTTTCGGCGTGGTCTTTAACAAGGGCGTCAAGTTCGGCTATACGTCTCTTATTCGCTTCGGCGGCTTCCTTAGCCCGTTGTTTGGCTAATTTGGCTTCTTCCTCCGCCTTTGCCTTAGCTTGCGCTATCGCGTACTCGGTCTGTCTCTTTTCTTCTGCGGAAACCTCTTTTATGCCTCTCAACTTGTTACGGGTAGACGTTATTTCTTCGTCCGTCAGCTTCCGCCCCGTTTGCAGTTCCATGTTGTAGTTCTTGGCGGCAAGGACGGCGTCTTCGTGTTTTAGCTTCAACTCTTCCAACTTCTTAGGATCGAAAGCCTTATCACCAGCGTCCCGAAGTTTTTCATATTCCGCGACGGCGTTCTTGGCGGCGGATGCGACGCCTACGAGAGTCTGCATCTGCTTCACTTCGGCGTTTGACTTTTCGGCTTCTTCTTTCAAGCGTTTCAGGGTGGAAAACTCTTTATAGACGGTGGTTACGGCCCACGCCACCGAAGCCAAAGCCGCCAACGGGAGAGCCACGCCAGTCACGAGTCCCATAAGGGCGGCTCCTAAACCCGTAGCTCCTGCGGCGGCCCCTCCCGTCGCAACCGCCAAACTTGACAGAATCGGGATCGCCTTGCTTACGACGCCCCCCAAAGAGCCTATGCCTAAGACGATAGGGCCGAGAGCGGTCATTATGCCGCCTAAGCCGAGAGTAACGGTCTGCAACTCCGACGGCAACGCGGAAAACATCTTCGCGAGGCCGCCTACGGCGTCTGCGGCGGTCTTTAAGGCGGGAATAAGCGTAGACTGTACAAGCGGGATAAATGTTTCATTGAGTATAGGGATGACTTTCGTCCCAATCTCCCTGCCGACTGCGGAGACTTGCTCCTTTAACTTTTCGATACCCGCTTTGAAGTTCTCAGCCGACTTCAATCCGTCCTCCGACATCACCAAGCCGAGATCATGGGCTTCTTGGCGGAGTTTGTCCATCTCGCCGCCCGAGATGCCCATGATAGACGCGAGTTCCTTCGACTTCTTGCCGAATATCTCGGCCGCGAGGATATTTCTTTGCGTGACGTCCGTGACGCCTTGGAGCTTCTTGATGACTTCCGGGAACAGCTCGTTCATGTCCCGATAGTTGCCGTTAGCGTCTAACACGTTTATTCCTAACGTATCAAGAGCTTTCGCCGCTTCGCCGCTTCCCTTGGCGATTTCAGGCAGCTTGTTCTGCAAAGCGGAAACTGTGCCGAAGAGAGCGTTAGCGTCCCCGCCGCATTGCTTGGCGACGTGGGCGAATTCTTGCAATGCGTCTGAGGATAAACCTGTTTCCTGATGCAACGTGGAGAGTTCGGAAGCATAATCGCCTGTCTTTAAGGCGAGAGCGCCTATAGCCGCGCCTGCCGCCGCTAAGGGGAGAGTCAGATTCTTGGTAAGAAAAGACCCGGCTTTAGAGAAGTTAGCGCCTAATTTGCCGATCTCTTTAGACAGCTTCTTGACGGAGCCTTCTAAGCCCTCTACTTCTTTTAAAGAAGAAGAGATGCCCTGCATTGAGATCCGACCGATCAGACTAAAAACTGTAGCCGCCATGTTATATCACGCCTTTCTGTTTCAGTTGTTCGGTAAGTCTGTCTGCCTTAGCATACAAGGCTTTCGTATCTACTTTACCGCTGTCATCCGACAGCTTCTTCTCTACTATACCCCACTTGGTAAGAAACTTGCCGAACGTCGTCCCGCTGTCCGCTCCCAGCAGCCAAGCCGTATGAGCCGCATTGATCCGCAGGGTCTCGTTCTTACGCCGTTCTTCGTCCGCATAAGCCTTCGCCATCGTCATAAAGTCTGCAAAGGGCAGCTGACCCAGTTGGGACGGAGTCAGCCTCCAATGCACCAACACGCTGTTGATTGTTACGTTATAATACGCAACTAAACGATCGTCCTGCTGAACAGCGCAACAGCACGCGAGAAAAAACTCTTGGACTCCGGTCGCTCGGCGATCTCTTCTATAATGTCGAAAATCGTCTCAGGCGGTTCCGCTAAGAACTCCTCGACCGTCAAGTCCAAAAGGGACGCGAGCCACTCTATGAGCCTGTCCTTCGCCCCTGCATACGACTTGTTCAGGACGACGAGGACGAAATCGACGCCTCTTTCTTTCGCCTCTTCCTCCGTGACGTCAGGGCCGCCTCCCGTCAGAAGGCCTTTCAACGCCTGACCGGCCGTCCCCGTAATAGAGGACAGCAGGTCGACGAACGCGAACACGTCCGCCGTAGTGAACGGACGTATTCTTCTCTGCGGAGTTTCAACTTTTCTTGTCATGGTAAAGGCTCCTTACAGCGGGTTTATGGTTACACTGATTTCTCCGGATATAGGATAAACCACGGCTCTTCGTCTGGATCGTTCGGGTTCACCGTGCCCGTCAGAGTCAGAGCAAGTACGCTTTCGTCGCCGTCTTGAAACGAGAGCTCCAAGCCGCCGTCGCTGACGGTGTTTTTGAGGCCGCAGACGACAGGAGCCTTCGTGTTCGAGACCTCGGCGACAATGGCTATGTCGTAGTAGTCCAGCGTCGGTATCGTCGCCGTGAGCTTGCGCTGAATCGTGTAGTGATTCTCGCCCGTGATCGTCAACCCGGCCTCGTCCTTAGCGGGAGAAGGCGTTCCGTAGGTAGACCCGGGGACGGCCATTTGGAGGATCTCCTTGCTGATCTCCACCATGTTGCAGGTAAGCTCCGCCGTAACGCCGAGAAAGCGGCGTGCGCCTCTGACAATGCCTGTAATACCGTCTACAGCCATGTCGTGGGTAGTAGACGACAGTTTGAAAGACGACCCTCCGCGAGTAGCTCCGAGCTTCCTCTGCGGCTTCTGAGGGTCGGTGCTCCCCCAGTTGATGTAGACTACGCCCGCGTCCATGATAATGGACTGCATTGTTTTTGGATTAAGACCTGTTTTACGCGCCATTTTAAACCTCCGTTCAAAGATTTATAAGATTATTAATGCTGTTTTCGTTTATACCGCGTCCGTCAAACGTCATAATTAAATGAGACAGCGTAGATTCCGGCATCCTGATAAGGCTTCTGCCTCTGAAATAGATCCTGACGCTGTTGTGCTCGTCGCCGTTTAGCATTGTATAATTCAAAAGAGTCCTGATTTTCTCGCTTATTTCCCTCGTAACGCTCTTGTCCTCTTTCGTATCGTAGATATTTATAACTACGTCGAAAGTATCTATCACCAAGTCGTCCGCATGATTGTCGGCTGTTACGACTATGTACGGCGTAGGCGTCCCTTCGGGCGAACACAGGACGAAGATATTGCCGTTCGTATATTTGTTTATCTCGTCGTCTAACAACAAGGTATCAATTATCAGTCTCTCTATCATGTTCTGCTCTCGCTTAAAATTTTTATAACTCGCGATTCAGTATTCTTAAACGCAGACTTCAAGAACGGATGCGGCTTGGCTCTCTTGCCCGTGCTCTTGCCGCGCTAAACTACCTCGTGTCCGAACTCAACGAGGGCCGCGTGATGTGCAGGAGCCTTGAAGCCCACAATCGTCGAGTACCGCTGTCCTTTTTTAGCTATACCCTTTTTCAAATTACCGCTCAATGTTTTTGGAATATCCCCGCTTGGGGCGTTTAGCAAGCTCTTTACCTCGGCTATAACAACGTGTGCGGCTTTTGACCGCAACGCCAAGTCCGCTTTCAGGATTTCTTTCTCGACCTCTTTAAGGTAGCTTTGGAACGAATTAGCGACTTTGCTCACTTCGGTCTTATCTCCTCTGTGATTATGACCTTTTCCTTGTCCGTCTCATCAACCTGCTTTATCGTCAGTATCTCGAAGATTCGAGCACCCAGCTTCAACTTGTCGGCCTCTTGAACGTCTACCCGCCCGTCCATCGAGACGACGTGTGTAGCTCTTACGTTAGATGTCTGATACATTATCCGCGAGGCCTCGGTCAGATTCTTGACAGACGCCCAATACGTCCCGATTTCGTCGTTTACCGCCTTCACGACCCCTCGATCATTCGTGCGGGTAGTGCGGATGACGGTAATCCTATGCTTCCGTTCTGTCGCGTTCGTCTTGAATACTCTTGCAGGGGCCGCCATTTACGGCCTCCTAATCACGCGGTTGGGCACGAGCGCGACGCATCCCAGTTCCGTCAACACCGCCGCCCTCTCATCCGTCAAGAATATGCGGCTTCCTATAGGGCAATGCTTCCCGCTGTACTTGTTCACGTAATCTCGAATGACGGTATACTCGCGCTTGCCGTCCGCGTACTCGTCTTGATTACTCAAATCTGAGTGATCAATATTTCCGTCGTCCGTTTGCACGGCTTCTTCCTGAATCGGCATCTTTTTAACCATTACAGCCTCCTTATATCCAAAGTTGATACGGGCGAATTAAGTCGTAGAATGCTTTGGGCACGTCCGTCTCTGCGGCGCGATTCTCATAGCTCCACGAGACGTACAGCAGAATCGCATCTTTCAGCGGCCTCGGAAGCTGCGAACTTGAATACCCTGAGCGATACGTCAGGGACAGTGCCCCGCCTGTATAGCCGCTGAGGGTAACGCGACGCGGCTCCCCAGGCCTCAGCGTAGGAGTCACAAGCGGCGGCGCGCCGGGTAAGCCTGTCAGCGGCCACCGCGCTTCGCCGTCGACAGTGATAGACGATATGCTGCCGCCTACAAGAGGCCCCCTCGGTAACACGATCACGTCCGGGACGTCGGCGGCGGCGTCGAAAGTCAAAATGCACGTCGTGGCTATAAGAGAGCGGCGTGTGAAGGCTTCGACCTTTTCGCGTCCGGCTCTGATCTTCGTCAGGAAAAAATCGTCCTCGACTCCCCCCAAGGCGTGGCATTGAAGCAGCGCCTCCTGGAGAGAGACGGGTTCCACGATCGGAGCATCCGCCGCGTAGTGATGAAGAAAGTACGCCACCTTAGACGCCCTTCTGCTTTCCGTCGCGGGTTTCCGCTCCGACGTTCTTCTTGTCGGCTGTCTCCGCCGTCTTCTTGGCGGGTACTTCCACCAGCGGGACGATGACGCGGGCGGCCAAGAGCTCGTCCGCTTTATCCAGGTCTACGACCTGACCCTGCACGTACCATTTGTCGCAGTTTTTAAACGTCTTAGCCGCTTGATATTTAGCCATGATTATTTCCTTTTTTAAGGGTACTTTTGTTATGGTTAAATTGGGCAGGGGTGTCGATTTGATCGACGCCCCGCCTGTGTTATGATACGGTTAGCTCAAATTCACGAACGGAGAGCGGGCTACGCCGTCTTCGCAGGTGATAGGAGCGGTGAGCCACGGCTTCGCGTCGACGTTCCAGCTGAAATACAGACGCGATACGTTGTTCACAGCCCTAGTGAAGGGGTCGATAAACAATTTCGGCGAACTGCCGTCCCGAACAATGTACTTGCTGAGATCCGCGAGAATTAGGTCGCCGGCAGTACCCACGGCAGGAAGCCGTTCGCTGAAGTAGATAGGAATCCCGTACAAGGTCGGAGGTGCGCCGACAATAGCCCCGTTGAACGACCATATCAGGTTCCCAGCGGGATCTTTCAGCTTAGATAGGGTCGGCTGCGCAGTCCTAGACGCGATGAAGACGTACTGATTGCTGTTGCCGTAGGACTTGGCGACCATGTTGAGGACGTCGTCGTAAGTGATCTGACCAGCGGTAGTCCTAGCCGCTACAGCCGCGCAGGGGTGATTCAGGAAGCCCGTAGGCTGACCGACCCCTGTTCCCGCAATGAACGCGGACTCTTCCTTCGCTATACCAGCGAGTTTCATCTGCTTTTCGGCGAATACCCCGATCGCCGCTGAGTTATCCAGCAACTGCTTGGAGATGTCTATCCAACCGACCAAGCTCTGCGGCTCCAGGGAAATTTCGGTGAGTTTGATGTCGCCGGCCGTAGGCCGCGTCGCGTTCTCTCCGACCCAGCTCATGGTTACGCCGCCGTACACCGACTGATTGCCGCCCTGACCCTGATTGAACGCCGTGATTTTGAACGTCGCGTCGGGGCTGGATCCCCCAGCAAGCACGGTCGACCTGGGGCGCACAAGGGCCTCCGAGGGATCCAAAGACCTGATCATCCCCTCGTATTCCGGGGGCACGGCTAACCCAGCTTGCGCAGGATTCCCCATGGTCGTGTCACGCATTTCCGGGGCGTTGGGATCCTTGAGGAATCTCTGAATGAACTCGCCGAAACTCTTCGTCCTCTCCTGCGATTGCACCGGGTCTGCGCGTAACACGGTCTCGGCCTCCTGCTTCGCGAGAAATTCGGCGTTCGCGATGGAGGCGTCTATCGTCTCGACCTTCCCGCGCAATTCCGCGAACTTCGCAGCTTCCTCCGAAGTGAACGTCTGCTCGCTGCGGGCGTCAATCGCGGACTGTATAGACCGCATTTCCGCGACAACCGCCGCTCTGTCTCTCTTCAGTTTTTCCACATTCATGGCACTACCTCCTTAAAACGTTTGGTTTTAGTTTTCTAGTTCCAACAACGACAGCAAATTTCTGCGATATTCGTTCTCCCGCCGCCTAAGCTCCGCCGCCAGCAAGGCGACGCACTTCTGTCTCGACGCCTCTTCTTCGGCCTCCTCCTCGACGAGCTTCTTATACGCGGACAATGCGGCGGCGATGTCTATGTTTTCAGGCTCGGCGGACGCCTTTGTACGGGCTTCCGCGTCCTTTATGAGGCTGTCTTTGTCCCTCAAACCAACCGCCGTCATTGTGTAAGCCGGATTGACAACAGGCCCGATCTTTAACAGTGTGCCTTTCGTGATATTTCTGTGATAATTTCCCGCTTTGTCTACGCTGACCTTGTCCTCGTCCACGATGAACGTGAAACTCGCGCCAGTTATATTCTTGACGCTCAAATTCGTCTCTAAGTCGCGTCCGTAACTTGTATCCGGTATCGGCGAGCAGAAGTATAGGCCGTCGTCGTGTTGCGTCAGCGTCAACGCGGGCGTCGATCTGTTCGTCGAGAGGACGTAATTAGGGTCGTGGTTGAAGAAACACTTCACTTCGGGATTCTGCGAGAGGCATTCGTCAAACGCCGACCTGTCAATCGTCTCAAAATAAGAGTCCCACAACTCGACTTCCTTGTTGTAAACAACGCCGCATCCCTCGACATAGCGTTGCTTGCTGTCTGCTGTGTCCGCCCGCAGCATCTTTATGGCAGGGCTGTCGAACGCTCTGACTTCTTGTTTAGACATTTTTGTCTTCCTTTTCATTATCGTTATCATCAGAACCGCTATTATTTACCTTTTCGTCTTCCTTTTTCACGTCGTCAGGGTCAGGGACAACGTCCTTTATGTTTTTCCCCTCGACAGCGTTTTTTAGTGTGGTAAAGTTCATCGGGATGAGCCTGGCGTCTCCGAGAGCGGGGTCATCGAGGGGATTGCGCTCTTCGAGGTCTCTGATCTCGTTGATCGAGTACACTCCCAAGCTCGCGGCTGTCCGATACGCCTCCCAGCGATCCTTCGGGTTGCCGCGCAACAAGCCGTCCACCACGAATTTGCCGTAAATCTTGTCATCGTCCACGCTGAATAACTTCTTATTAAGTTCGGCTTCCCAATTCACCAAGAAGCGGCTTAAAACGAACTGCACGAAATGCTGATTCTGCTCCGCGATCCCGCTGCCCCACGACGTGCTTTTATCAGTTTCGCTGAGGAGGTGGAGCGGAATCCCCCAGAGTCTCGAAAATTCGGAAATCTGAAACCTACGGGTCTCTATATACTGCAAATCGGTTGACGGGGCTGAGACCCTCTCAAACTTCCCTGTCGGGAGAACCATAAGCTGATGCGATTTTCCTAAACCCACATAGCCTTTTAGGGTCTCTAAAAGAGTATTTCTGCTCTCCTCGGTCATCCCGTCGGGCAAATCCGTAATAACGCCAGCCGGATTACAACCTTGACTGAACACCGTCGAGGAGAATTCCCGCAATGCTAAAGCCTCTTCAAAAATCGCTCTGTGCGTCTGCAAAGGCGACCACCACGTGCCGTCAGCCTTCGGAAACAGCTTAAACAGCAGCAGCTGATGACCCTGAAGGACGGTCTGCGTACCCGACTGCGCCGTTACACGGTACGACAGCTTCCCATTCGTGTTGACGACTTGGATATTCGTCGGGTGAATCGGCGTCAAAGTCGACGGGAAGCCGCCCTTATATTCAATCTGAATGGCCCCGCATCCGTGTAAAAGCATATTTGACATCGTGATGTATTTTAACTCATAGCCGCTCTGATATTCGTTTGGTTCCTTATTTAATAGCTTCAAAGCAGGGTGCTCTATCTGAGAGATCGTGTTGTCATCATTATTTTTATACGTCTTGAACGGGAACACGCCGACGATTCCGCTGATTCTGTCGATGACCGACCAAACAGGGCTTAAGCTGAGGGCGGAGGCCTCGTTGACGGCTATGCCGGAGCGGGATGCGGCGTTCCCCAACAGGAAGTCGGGGATGCCGGATCCGCTGCTGCGCTTCTCCGTATGCTTCGCCGTCAATATGTTCGTAAAGATTCCCATTCAGTCACCTCTTATAGTTTAGACCTTCGTATATTCTGCCCAAACTTTATAATTTTGATTACTCTGCTGATTCGCCGCGCCGTATTGCCCTATCCTTATCACCAAATTTTCGTTGTAGGTAAATAAGGAGCTAGAACGCGCAGTTTTGGAAGGGTCGGTCATGTCGGGCGTACTATGCCCCAGCGTTATGTTGTATATTACTCCATTCCAGAGATAATCTATGTAACCGCCGCTATCTGTAATCTTGTCTATGCCTGTATTGGTAAGTATTGTATTTTGCGCATAGCCTGTCGTACTCGCTATACTGTAAGTCTCCGTAAACACCCTGCGGTAAATCGGCTTGCCGTCGATCCACGTCTTGCCCGTGTCAACTTCGGTCGTCGAATAAGCCGGATTGATAACCTTCGGCACGGTGGCGACAGGCGGGATGAAGTAACAAACAGGGCCTCCTGCTGATGCGTTTACCAACACGACATCTCCGCGTTTAACCGGAAGAACGGTTACAGGTGTAAACGCTGTGCTGTTGCCGTATGACCTAAATACCTCTTTTGCATTTATACTAACCTTAACTGACGAGGTTACGTTTTGCGCCCCTGCACTGACAAACCCGTCCCTGTCTGCTGTCCAAGTCCCGTCGCTCACCGTAATCCTATTCGTGCTCTCCATATTCGCGTAGTCCGGTATCCATGCCGTCTCCGCCCACGGCGCGGGGACTTTGCGGGGTCTGATAAAGTATAATATAGCCCAACTTCCAGTTCCGGTATTGCGCGAGGCATGACAAGTCACTGCGTCGCCCCTTTTGACGGGAAGTATTTTGCCGAACGAGTAATTTCCCGCGCCGTAAAGCGTTAAATCCCAGTTTTCAAAACTTGCTTTCCGGCCGTTGATTGATATTCCTATAGTTGTTTGCGCTAATTGAGAGCCGTTTATATTGCCTGTCCCAATCTGAATAAATCCGTCTTCTTGAACGGTATAAGACGAGGGATTGCCCATGTCTGTCGATATTGACGCGACGGCAGTGATATAGTTCGCATAGTCAGGCGCGTTCACAGCGAACCGCGCCTCGCCGACGGCGGCTTCCATTTCCTCCTGCGTCGCGTAGTATTCAGGCGGTTCGCCGCCCAAACGCTCCGAATCTTCCGCGATCCCACTATGCGCGGGATTCAGCAGGTGATAACCCACATAGCCGTCGTATCGGAAGAGGTGTATTATCCCTTGACCGAGCATACCCGCCGAAATAGGGCGGCCCCCGTAATATATAGGCCTTGCGCCTGTTCCATTCACGTTTAACGCAGGCGAATCGGCTTCGTTATCCATGTCAAAGACGACGCCGAAAAGCGCAAGGCTCTTGATAGGGTCGTGATCCTCTATGCTGCACGCTTTCACAAGTTCATTGACAGCTGCAGAACTGATTCCCACAGGAATATAGCCGGCGACGTGGACAGGCGGATTTTCCAGTTCCCAGCGGTCGCCCATGTACCTGAGATGATGATTGAAACGAGAAAACAACATTTCAGGGCCTGCCGGGGCGTGTCTGTAAGATATAGGCAACGGGGCTGACCCGTTGATTGTGAGGGTCGGATTCTCGGCGATATTAGTCTCGGCGAAGAACACCGATAAAATCGTAAGCCCGTTATTTAAATCGATGCTCCAAGTGTCTATGTTTTTCTCCGCGACGTCCGCAGGGGTAGGGCAATATACATAACGCCCCTTCTCCGCCTTGCCGTCCCATAACCAGCCTATGTTATTCCATACGTCGCTGTCGTCATACCGCATGTCGTCGGCGGAGATCACGTTGCCCGCGATCGTGATGTTGTCGCCCTCGGTCAGCGCGTCCTGCTTATTTCCTATCTCGTCAACAGCGTCCTTTAACGCTTGTGTTGATGCTATTATAGGCGCGGCGGGGTCGGTGTTATCGACATCAATCAAATCTTCGCCGTCCGCCGCAGTCACGGATTCGACAGTCCCCGTACCGCCGCCTTGCACGGGTGGAACGAACAAGCCGCCGTCCGTACCCGTCGTGATCTGATTGTCCGCGTCGGCGGAAATTTGATTCACGCCGTCAATGCCGTCGACACCGTCTTTCCCGTCTGCGCCGTCCGCGCCTTTCAGCGACGCGAGCCATTGCGGTTCTGTGCCGACGAAACCGTTGTCAACTGCGATTTCGTAGGCCGATTTTCCATTTGTCCCGTCTTGGCCGTCTGCGCCGTCTTTGCCGTCGGCCCCGTTTGTGCCATTGATACCGTTAGTGCCGTTTACGCCATTTGTCCCATGTGCGCCGTCGTTACCATCCGCCCCAGCAGGAATACCAAAGTTGAAACGCGCGGCAGAAGAAGTCCCGACGTTCATAACAGTCGCATTGCTGCCTGCGGGAAGCGTCATCACCGTTCCGACTTGAATCGTCGCCGCAGTCCCCGGAGGCCCCTGAGTGCCGCTACCTCCGCCTCCGCCGTTGCCAAGTCCCTCGAAGATGAAGCCTTCGGCCTCGTTGGAATAGGCTGCGCGGACGCTGCCGTCAGTGCTGACGAAGGCCTCGGCTTGATCCTTGTATTGCAACGTAATGTCGCTCATATTTATCTCCTATTACCATGTTTTTAAGAACGCCTCAAGCGTCCCGTATTTCTTTTTCAATTCTGCAACATTAAAGTCTTTATCCTGAAGATGGCAAAGTTCCCTAAACTTGACCCACCGACCCGCCTACTCCATCCCGCAGGATTCCGCCAATTCGCCAACTGTACGAAAAAAGGCTTCATCGCTGTAGGCATCTTTCGCATTCTTGGCGAAGTCGGCGGCAATCCCCCAATTATGGGCGGAATCCATAGGCTGCGCGTTAGTCACCACAGCGCCTAGGTTGCCGTTTCTACCCTGTGAATACAACTTTGCCTGTTCTTCAGCCGTCCGCAGTCCGCAAGTTATAAGCAGCGGTATGTCCTTTTTACGACAGAGTTCGAGCAGACGGCTTATTTTGGCCGCGAAAGACGGATGCAGGAGGTTTATGTTGACCTTTTGGGAGACCGCTGCACTCATGGCTGTCCCCGCTTCCCGTAGATCCCAAGGTATAGCAACGCTAAACCGCCTCCTACCAAGCAAGCGGTCAACCCCACCCTGGCGAGACCAATACACAAGATTGCGGCACCCGCTATCAGGAAGGTGAAGTCGAGGCACTTAGCAAGTTTCAGCATAAATCTAATCTCCAGAGTTCTATAACATCCAGCCGCCCGTCATAAAAAAGGCGAAAGGCGGGAACGGGCGGCACGTATAATCGATTTGTTAGTTCGAGACTAACTTCAGACTCAGAATCCACATCTTTAGAGCGGCGGCTTCCCCGTTCGATTACACTCAGTCGCCGCGCCAGACTTCCAAACGGCTTATCCGGGGTCGGCTTCGCCCCTGTCGAGTCCGTCGCCGACGCCTAAAATAAGAAAGATAGCCGACGGCTTACTATAGATATAATACCCGGAGTTCTGGCAAACAAGGGAGCGGCTAACTCAGTCGAGACGCGGTTTTTAGGGCCGCTAGGGGCATTTCCTACAGCGTCAACGCGGCATATTGTAGACTTCCGACGGTTTTTGTGGTAGAAAGTAAAAAAAAATAAAAAAAGTTACTAAAAGCTGAGAAATTTCGCCGCTGAATAGCGTACTGTAGTAGGAGGGTGGGATAAGCGGAGAGCGGAAGAGCCGTTCAAGCGATACCTTATACCGCATTCAGGCCTATAGGTAATATAATATATCTAAGGTTAAAAAGCAATAATTTTTAAAAAAAGTATGTCAACGACGGGGGTCTGCCATCGCTCGCTATAAAAAAGGGAAACCGAAGCTGTCGGGCATTACGCACGGGGAGATAATCGCTGTCTCGGAGGCGGCGGGGGTGAAACTGCTTGCGTTGGATTATCATGCGCGGCTCGATTGGATTGAGATTTGCAAAATCGTCGTGAAACGGTTGAAGGCAAAGCAAAAGAGGCGTGACATCCGAGACGAGGCGATTCAGGCTTGGCTGCTGGTGAAGGATAAGGCGAATTGAAATTTCTAGACGCGGTCTTGCGGTCGGCGGCAATAACCTAGGTGACTCCGTTATATTGCGGTTGTCGGTTAAATTCAGAGCGAATAAGGTGGTTTTACAAAGATTTTACAGACATTTTACAAAATCTATTAGTTGTGGTTGCGTAGCGTTCTAAACACTACAGGTAGTGGTTGTCTCGACAGAAATAGATAAGAATCGCCGCAAAAATATAGTATAACGTGAGAAATTTTGACGCTGAATGGCGTACTGAGAGTAGGAGGGTGTAGGTGGCTTCGGACGGTACATCCGAGGTTTTAGGCTTACCCTTGGGCCGCACACCGCCCCTCCTTTAACTCTACAAGGGACACCAATAACCAAAGGAGGTTGCTATGCGCAACATACCTGCCGCCATCAGCGGTTCAGTCGTACCCGCAGGACTAAACATCCCGAAAAAACCGTCTGCCCGAAAGCCTGAGTGCGTACTCAGCAAGCGTCAACAAAAGCGCCTGATGATTGCGCGGTTGTTGGAGGCGTACCGGAAGGGGAACGTCAACGCCACTGCCGAATCCGTCAACACCGACGGAAGTTTATCCTCTGTGACCGACGGCTCCAAAATCAAGAAACCGAAGACTGCTTCAGACTACGCGCGGTACGAGCGGGAGAAGATCCGCAACAAAAAGCGGTATCGGGGTCGAATAGCCGCAGAAGAGGCGAGGGAAGAGGCCGAAGAAAGGGCGTATTTTGAGCAGATGGGCGTGGACTACGACCTTATGGGGATCAAGGAAGAGTTCAGGCAGGAAAAAAGTTCATATATGAAAACGGATGGTTTTTGGGCTTAGAATGGGCCGAGAAAGAGATGCGGAGGGTTAAGAGGAAATACGAGAAAGCGAAAGCGGAACACGAGGCCGCTAAAACTGAAAAGGACAAGGGATCAACTTCAACCAAAGGAGGATCGCTATGAGCGACAAACATGCCGTAAAAGAAGCCGTACCGACGTTCTTTACCCAACCCAAAATCTCCACCATGAGCCTTGATGAACTGCGTCTGGAGGTTAAAACCCTTCGACACGTCGTCAAGACGCAACAAGAGTTGCTTGCGTCGGAACGCCGAAAGCGGAAACAGGCAGACAAATTGCTGGAGGAAGCGGAGCGGCTGTTCAACGGAATAGACGAAGGCTTTGATGAAGCCGCCGAAATTCTGACGGAAGCGGAGAAAGAGGGCGCAGCTGATGATGATGGCGGCTGGGATGATGCGGACGAGGATTTGGAGATTTCGGTGGGGAAGCTGGCGGATGCTTTCACGTATGCGGTTAAACAGGGCGTGACGAAGGTCATTAAGGAGGCCGCCCATGCGTAAAATAACCGACGTTCGCTATATTTGTGCGGTGCCGCCGATGGACGACGACAACAACACACAGAACGCCTTCCGGTGCCTCTACAAACACAAAGCGACGGGGGGGATGACCGTCGAGGAACTCGCCTCGCATATAGCGGTATCCGAGAAGAAAGCGCGGAAGGCGTTGACGACGCTCCTGCGGAATGACACGACCTGCGTGATGTCATACGACGGAGACGACGGGCAGCCGTACTACGCAATCCCGAACGCCTTCTTTCACAAGACCGCCGCAGGAACTGCGCTCTGCGTAATCTGCCACGCTCTAACCGAAGAGGAGCGGGACAGCCTGAATTGGCTGGCCGACGACCTGATGACGAAGGCGGGGCTTGAGTTCGCGGGGGACGCCGAGGACACGGAGGATGAACACCCTAGTCATAGACGCCCCATGAGCAAGGCGGCTTTGCGGCAGGCTACGACAATACTGGCGAGACGGTTGCTGGAGGTAACAAAAAGTAGGTAAAGTAATCAAGCGCGGGTTGCTTCGGAATTGTTATCCGAGGTTCATAGGGTTCCAACTCCTTCTCCCTCACCTGCGCTTTAATTTTTAAGGAGTTAAAACTATTTAAACAATCTAAAAAGGAGCGTAGTATGCGTAAAACAACGGCTGTAAAGGGTAGTTCCACCGTAGAGAAAGCCATTCCCGAAGACGGAGAAGGGCTTAATTTGACGGACGTTCTCGATGCCACGGACGGTTTAGGCAGGATTTTGGCGGCGTTTGAGGAAGGAGACCTGTGCGAAGAGTGTTTTTTTGCTCAACTGAAACAAGTCAATAAAACGCTAACAAAGTGGACTCTCGATGTCCTCCTCAACAACGGAATGATTAAGAAACGCTCTCCAAAAGCACTGCAGGAAGTCATGGAGCAGTTGAGAGAGATCAACGGTGGAGTAGTTTATAGTGGCAGTAGTAAGTAAGTAATAAAAACGAAGGGCGGATCTTAGGTTCGCTACCTAGGATAAAAAGGCACTTCTCCACCTTGCCGCCCTTCTACTTTTTTTAGGAACGATAAACTTTTTCGATTGGAGCCGTCCATGATATTAAGAAGAACCGTAAAGCCTAGTTTAAGATCGCCGAGAAGGTACTGGAAGCCTAAAAATCTTGATTTTGACAAAATTTGTATGCCCAGCATCCCTAAAGAAGAGCGTCCGATGATTATTTGGAGTCAGGATTATCCGAATTTTTCTGACACAATGTGCTTCGATTATGATGGCTTGAGACCGTCTGAATTTATGTGTAATTTACTACTCTCAAGCGGACTAAATCCTGATTCAATTTCTAAATGCGTTATGGCGGTTATGGAGTCTTCCAGTGGAAACACTCATGTGTTGGTCAAAATTAATAATAAACTACTAAGTCCAAATAACTACAAGAAGATGTATAAGGCTATAGCAAAAGAACTCGGCTCTAATTATGATAAAAAATGCTGTGATCCTTTCAGGGGGTTCTTTTACCCGAATAGGATCGTTTATCAAAATTTTGAATGTGATAGGTATGTGTATATCCCTCAAAAATTTCCCCAAAATCCTCCTAATACTACTAATGTAGTATCGTGTGATAATTCTAATTCAGAAATCGGGGAGTTCGTAAAAGGGAACCGGAACAACTTCATTTTTAGAACCCTCTTAAAAATGGTCAAAGACAAGGGAGACGTAGGTCGTTGGATGGAGGAGTTTGCGTATGGATACGCAGAAGAAGACTTCCCCAAAGAAGAGATCGACAAAATCATTGAGTACATTAGAAAAACAGATAGAAAATTTAAAAGAATCAGGTTTTTATCCCAACGTCAAAAAAATAAATATGAAAAGAACTTTGGAGGTTATAGGCAGTTAAGGATCGAGGGTAAAACCCATCAAGAAGCTTGTACGTCACTCATCTCAAACCTGTCAATACCTACCCAAAACAGATATAGAGCTAAGTACAACAAGGAGTCTGGGATCAATGAAATGCGGGGCGGTACAACGGGTAGAACGTGGAAGTGTAAAAAAAGAGAAGCTAAAAATAACACTATTACAAAAGAGGCGGCATGAGTGAAGGATACACGGATATGCTGCGTGAGGAGAGGGCGATCATGGGCAGATGTGTTGATGAAAACAGCAGGGTCGGCGAGACTAATACGACGAGCTTTGGCTTAACTGTTAAAATAGTCTCGTATGAAGGCGCAAAGAATATGACTGTAGAATTTGTAGACGTGGGTATCAGTAAAGAAAAGGTAACGTACAATAACTTTAGGAAAGGACAGATCAAGTGTCCGATGGTTTTTAAAACAGAGGGGAGCGTAACCGAATGCGTGAATCCTAATATCAATATTTCTTTTTTAATTGACACTGATGATATAGCGAAAGTAGATGGAGTTCTGTGGAGTCAAACTACTACGGGATATGTGTACAACGATAAAAGAGGGAAGTTGCATAAAGTTCTAATGCCTTCTGTGGGACAAAATGTAGACATTGATCATATAAACGGAATAAGAACCGATAACAGAAAAGAAAATTTAAGACCTTGTACCCGTAAACAGAATAATATGAATAAACACGCTACAAGAAACAAAAGCGGCTACAAGGGCGTTTATTGGGATAAAGAGCATAAGAAGTGGAGGGCAGGTATATGCTATAATAATAAAAGTATTAATCTTGGGTATTATAAAAATATTAATGATGCCGCGAGAGCTTACAATGTCATGGCAAAAGAACTATTTGGTGAGTTCGCTCACTTAAATCAAATTGAGGATAATTTATGAGCAGGTCAACTTTCTGCCAAACGGCAACCCGAACCCGTAACCGTAAAGGAGATTCAAAATGAACTCAACCAATCAAGAGACCGAAAAGTTAGAGACCGTCCAACCCTTGTTAATTGACTGTGAGCAGTTAGCAAGAATGGTAGGTAAAAGTAAGGGGTGGGTATATCAAAACAAGCACAAGATTATAGGTGTACAGTGGGTAGGCGGCTCTTTGCGGTTTAGTCGAGGCGTGATCTGCGCGGCTATTGCAAGCGGTCGAAACATAGTTCAAAAATAATTAAAAAATAGCTTGACTCTATTGTTGCCGTATGTTATTTTACTAATAGTGTGGAATAACATACGGCTTAGGAAGGATGGCCGTATGAGCGTTAAAAACGTTGCAGTTGGCGTTTGGAAGGTAGCCGTCAGCGTCCGTGTCCCAAATAAGCCTTACCCCGTGAAGCGCAAAATCACGGTTAGGGGCACGAAAAACGATGCTTTGTTGAAGGAAGCCGAGTTACGGAAGGCGGCTTTGGACGAGGGTCAGGGAGACGGCAGTTCTTTGACAGCGGCGGTAGCGCAAAGCACATTAAAGGTCACGAACCTGAAAGAAGCCATTGACCTCTACTTAGAGAAGTTAAAGGCTACGGGCGAGTTCTCAGCCGTCACCCAACGTAAGTATAGGTGGTTGGGCAGGGAGTTAGGTCATCTCCCCATTTTGGAATTGGGGGATCGCTTCAGGGATTGGATTCACGTCTACAAGAACACCGTTGGTAGGAACGGGAAGCCGAGAAGTCAGGCTACGGTCAACTTTGTGACCAATGTGGTCAAAGCTGTGGCGGGGCACCTTGTGGATTTGGAGATTTTGGACAAACAGCCTATAACCAAAGCCAAGTTCCCTACAGCGTCCGTAAAGCCTCGTTTCGTGACCCTCAGCCAAGAAGAACAGGATAGGCTGTTAGCGGTTATCCAAAAGGAACGCCCTGACATCTTGCCGATTGTTAAGTATATGCTTCAAGTACCTTGCAGGGCTTTCAGTGAACTCGTTCACAGTAAGGTCAGTTCGTTGAAAGACGGGATGATTTTTATTGAAACGTCTAAAAACAAAGACCCGATTTTTAAGCCCGTGCCTGTTTCAATGGCTGAGTATTTCAACTCTATCCCGTCAGGGTGTTCGTGGCTGTTTTATAGGAAAGTTGGAGACCAATACCTACCCTTAGACAATCTCAGACACGCTTTTGAGGTTTGCCGAAAGAAGGCGGGTCTCCCTAACCTGAGAATCCACGACCTCAGACACGTAGCGGTGACTAACCTTGTATTGCGTGGCGTACCCGTCCAACTGCTGATGAAAATCTGCGGTTGGCGAAAAGACCAAAGCCACATCTACTGTAACATCAGCCTGAAATCAGGGGCTGAATACTTTCTAAACATGGAAAAGGAGGCTCTCAAATTGGCAAGTTAGCCGTTGTAGTACCATATCCCAAAGTTACTACAAATTTTATTAAAGGGTTTATAAAATTATACAAATTGGGATATTGGGGATGTGTAGAAATCTT